ACATTTATGTAAAACAAAAGGAGAATGCGCATATTTAGAAACTAAAGAACAATTTGAAAGAGAAGTTTTACTTTCAGAACAATATTATAATGGTATAATTAATTGTAGGATTGGTTCAAATAGTGTGAAAAACTTGTTTACAAATGACTAAAAGTATGTTATAATATATACTATATGAAAAAATATAAAGATAATGTTATTCCTTTTCCAACTAAAGAGGAACAGGATATAAAAAAAGAAGCTCAAAACTTAGATAGATTAAGTAATGAATGTGTTGAATGTTCCCATTACCTTATGGAAGTACTTGAAGAGTTTATTAAAACAGGCCAGGTAAGCGAAGAACTAATGGAAATGGATTTTAGAAATGAAACTGTTCAAGAGTCAAGAGATATGTTTGTTATAGTTAATTTATTAAATGCAATGTTTAATAGATACTATGGTATTCCACATGGATTACATCAAACACTTGATAACACTTATGTCAAAATAAAAGAAATGATTCTTATTAACGAAAAGGCACAAAAAGATTTATATACATTTGTACCAGAAGATGGAGAATTAGAATTTACTTTTGAGCCAGACTTTGACTTAGACCCCGAAGGAGATGATGATGATACTAATTGATTATAGTCAAATAGCACTTTCAAATATAATTGTACAAAAATTAAATGATGAAAGTATGATAAGGCATATGATACTTAACAGTATTCGTATGTATAATAAAAAACATAGAGATGAATATGGCCAAGTTGTTATATGCGCTGATGGTATGAACACTTGGAGAAAAGAATTCTTTCCCGAATATAAAGCTCATCGTAAAAAGAATAGAGATGAATCAGACCAAGATTGGAATGAAATATTTAGAATATTACATACAGTAAGAGATGAAATAAGAGATTATTTACCATATAAGGTTATCCACATGGAAGGTGTAGAAGCTGATGATATTATTGGTACACTTACTATGCAAACTCAAGAGTTTGGTATGGATGAACCAGTAATGATTATATCTTCTGATAAAGACTTTATACAACTACAAAAATATAAAAATGTAAAACAATGGTCACCTATACAAAAGAAATTTGTCACAGATAAAAACCCAAGAACTTATTTATTTAATCATATAATGAGAGGAGATAGTGGTGATGGTGTACCAAATGTTTTATCAGCTGATGATACATTTATCAGTGAAAATCATCAAACACCGTTAAGACAAACGAGGATTGATAACTGGTTAGAAAATGCTGATAATTTAAGAGAACACATGGATGAAGATACATACCGTAATTATCAAAGAAATAAAAAGCTTATTGACCTAACTGATATACCAGAAAACATACAAGAAAGTATTATAAATAATTTTAATGGTCAATTACAAACACCAAATATGAAAGTATTGAATTATTTAATAAAGAAAAGATGTAATCATTTAATTGAAGTCGTGGAGGAATTTTATAATGGCTAGAAAATTAATATCAGAAGTCCTGACTGAAGCAGGCAAAATCGTAAAAAGAGATGAAAGAATTAAATTCTTACAACTCAATAAATCACCTGGTCTTACTGACATACTTAGAATACAGTATGATGATACAGTAGTATCAGCTTTACCTGTTGGAGCTCCATCTTACAAAAAAGATGACGCACCTAAAGATTATCAATATACAATATTGAATAAAGCATATACACAATTTAAATATTTCTTTAAAGGACCAATAGCAAATGATTTAAAGCCACTCAAAAGAGAAGGTTTATTTTTAAATTTGCTAGAATCACTTCATGAAGAAGAAGCTGAATTACTTATTGCAGCTAAAGACAAAAAAATGAAGTACAAGGGAATTACTAAAAAATTAGTAAATGATGCATTCCCAAACTTAATCGTAAAATAAGGAGGTACGCCTATCGCAAAATCTGTTTATTATGTTAACTCAATTATTCAAGGAGATACAATGGATATAGAATTACCAATACAAGCAGACAGAATGATAAAATCTTCAAGAGCTAGAAAAAGAAGAAAACTAGTTAAAGATATACGTGAATTACGACAACATAAATTATACGCTAAATTGCATAGAAAGAAAAAGAAAAAAGAATAGTTTACATTTGATTGAAACTATGATATAATATACATTATGAAAATTAAATTATTAAAATTATTAGCATGGGTTGTTAACTGCTGGAGAGTAGTTATGGACAATAGGTACAATCCATTACGTTATATTGCAGACCCAAGTTTACAGTTATACTTTACACTTGTACTTTTTACAATGTGGAGTGTATACTTTGGATTTGTAGCAGCTTATTATATGGGCTGGTTAGGATATGATATCGTTACTAGTATTATAATCCATATTGCGGTTGTATTACCAGTTGGATTTACAAATGCGATATTTATTGATGCAGAACGTGATGGCGCAAAGTGGTTAAAGAAAATTAAAAAATGAATTTATTTATTTTAAACCAAGACCCTGTACTTGCTGCTCAAGAACAATGCGACAAACATGTGGTCAAAATGATTGTCGAATCAGCTCAAATGCTATCAACAGTACATCGTATGCTCGATGGTATCGAAACAAGAAGACCATCTAAGTCTGGTAAAACAATGGCAAAGTACTATGAATTGCCAGATGACAGAGAAGATACATTATATCGAGCATGCCATTTCAATCATCCTTGTACAATATGGACAAGAGAATCAATGCATAATTATAGATGGCATTATTTACATTTTATAGGTTTATGCGATGAATACACTTATCGTTATGGTAAAATACATTCAACCGATACTAAACTTAGAAAAGCTTTAGAAAAATTACCTGACAATATACCAGTTAAAAAAATGACTCCATTCAGATTAGCCATGGGTTCTAATCCTGAATGTATAAAAGAAGATGCAGTAGAATCTTATCGAGCATTCTATCATACAAAGCAACATAGGTTTAAAATGGATTGGACAAAACGTCCAGTACCAAAATGGTTTAATGCTATATAAGTTTCACGATTATAAATTTGAAAAAATAGCTAATAGATACTATGATATCATACGTAGTGCTATGAATAATTTAGGCCATAGTGAAGTAGTAGAAGATAATCCAGCTGATTTACATTTTTATAATCATACTACAACAGACATTAAAAAAGTGTTTATTGTCAAACCCACAGCTCCCACGAGTCGTCACTTTGCAATAGATTCCATGGGATACGCGAATTCAAGTGCACTCTCGTTCACAAGGCCAGATATTAATAATGATATGGATTGGGAAAGTGTTGTAGAGTTAAGAAATACAAAGCCAAATAAATGGGATGATTCAGTATTACTTAAATGGAAAGATTCAAAAGATATACCTGATGACCATATATTAGTTATTGGACAAATGCCAGATGATGAAACAGTACATGGCTTTGGCTTTGGCGACCATATAGTAAAATTAAAAATGATTGTTGATAAATTACATGGAGAAAATGTAGTAATTAAATTACATCCAAGATATAAAAATCCAGTATTAGTAAAACAATGGAAAGATGCAGGACATCATGTAATAACTGGATTTGATTGTATACATAGCATATTACCAAAAACAAGAGTAGCTATAATAGATAATTCAACAGCTGGTATAGAATGTTTAATGCATGAAGTACCAATTATATCTTATGGTTGGCCAGAATATCATTGGGCTACTCAAAAATTACAAACATTAACACAATTAAAAAACCTAGTAAATGATTTATCATGGCATCAAAAAGAATACGCAAAACAATTTATAGAATGGTATATAAATAACTATTTATGTCATGATGTCATATCAACAGAAAATAGATTAAAGGAATTAATAAATGCCAACGTATGAATTTAAAAATACAGAGACTGATGAGGTCTTTGAAAAGTTTATGAAATATGAAGACAAAGTAAAATACTTAGAAGACAATCCTCATATTAAAACATATTATTCTAAAGGCCCTAATATAGATTATGATGGTGGAGGTTCTATATTAAAGAAAGCGGGTGATGGATGGAAAGAAGTACAATCAAGAATTAAATCAGGTTTACCACCAAGACTAAAGGATAATATAAAAACTAAATAAA